GCGGCTCGACCTTGCGCTTCGAGTACACCGACCAGATGGCAGCGGCGATCGTGGCAGCAGCGCCACCCACCGCAGCGATGGTCTCGGCATCCGCGAAGCCCTTGCCCACCAGATAGCCACCGATGGCAGCAATGACAGCACGGACAATGCCCGCAACTTGTTCAGCAGTCATGATTCACCTCGCTCTGTAATACGATCAGTTGACGGATAACCGGACAGATTTCGCGTGAGGATGTTGGAAATGGGGGAATTCGCGGAACCGCTTCCACCGGCCCGCCCACTCGAGGCCCGCCGCCTCGCCGAGTCTCCCGACCTGCTGCCAGACCGGGGCGGTCGCAGACCAGACCGGCTTGCCGCTCACCATCGGGACGACGTCCACGGCCAAACTCGCAGGCTTCCCGTTGAAGCGGAAGTTGTGCATTGACTGGCCGGGCTTCGCATTCGTCACCTTGAGGCCGGGCTTGGTGCGCCCCTGCGCATAGAGTCGCGCCTGCTCCTCATCCGATCGGTAGGTGCAGGTCACGAGGATGTCGATGTCGTCACGCACACACGCCGCGAGGAACGCATTCACGAGCGGACGCATCAGCGGGTGCAGGTCCTCAAGTCGGCGGCTGCTCATGTCAGCCGATCCCGACAGTCCGCAGCAACGCCATGCCACCGACCGTGATAGCCGCCACGATGGCGCGGTCAACCCACTTGGCCGAGTGCGAACTCTCCCACCCGGAATGCTCCAGCTTCTCAACCCGGCGCTCGATGCGCTCAATTGCCGTAAACGCACGCTCCATCGCTTCTGCCGTCTGCAACTGGTTCTGCTCCACAAGCGCAAGTTTCGTGATGGCATCGGACAACTTGCCGAGCGCCGTCTTGATCTCGCCCACGTCTTCGTGCAACAGGTTAAGTCTGACCGCAAGGATGTCGGAATCGTTCGCCATCGATTAAATCCCGAGCACTTCACGCCGAGGCGCAGAAGCCGCAATCTGCTCGGCCCTGGCAAACCGCTCCGCAGCCTGACCCGCAACCGGAGCAGCCGCGAGAAGCTGCTGCATCTGGGCCTGCTGCTGATCGGCCATGTCCATCGCCTCGAGCTCCTCGTCCGTCCGCAGCGCCTTGGCCGGGACATTGTTCGCCTCGGCGATGACCTTGAGTGCCTGGTCAGCGTTGATGCGCCGCAGCACCTTGATGTCCCCCGATGCCTGCGCGACCGGCAGGATCGCCTCGATGGTGCGCAGGATGCCCGCAGCCTCCTCGGCCTTCATCAGCCGAGCGAGCGGGCCGGTGTACTTCGGCAGAATCTCGCCACCCGCCATCACATAATCCATGAGCTGCGGGGGCGGCACGGGCAACGCGCCCGACGCCGAGAGCAGGTCTAGCTCGCGCTCGATGATGGGGCCGATGAACTCCGACTGCTGTCGACCCATCGTAGGCCCGAGCAGCGCACCCTTCTCCTGGGCTCGCTGCATCACCTCGGTCGCCGTCATCACGCGGGGGCTCTCGACCAGAATCTGGAACAGCGTCACGAGGAACGAGTCGTTCACCGCCTTGCGCTTCTGGTCGGACATCTCCATGCCGATCGGCAGGTTGCCGCCCGTCATGAGCGGCTGAACCAGCGGCGTCCCGTCCTCGCGGAGGTAGCCGTAGTTCAGGGCATTGGGGCGCACCGAGAAGGCATTAAGGGCCCCCTCCTCGGAGAGGATGAGCGGCGGGTCGACCATGCGGTGCGCCATCCGAAGCATGGTCTTTTCCATTTCCTGCAGGGACTTGATGTCGGCCAGAGCCTCCATCGCAGGTGACCGCCCATAAATCTCACGCGGGCCGGTGACATACCGACCCACCGCATACGGCATCGAGCGATAGCCCGACTCTGCCAGCAGCGCATCACCCTGCCGGGCAACATAGCGCGACATGAACTGCATCCCGTCCGCACCGGCCTTGCCCGACTTATACCCGTCGTTCGGCTTGACGCAGTGGATGAACTCGAACATGTCGTTCGCTTTCGCATCTCCCGCAGCCTTGATGCCTCTCGGGAGCTTGTCAGCCCAGCCCGGCACCTGCATCGCCTGCCGCGCCGTCAACTGGAAGCAGCGGTACACCGTGTCCACCCGACCCGTATGGTCGAGGTCGATGACGATCTCGGAGAGCGGGATGGCGCGGTACCGCAAGGTCACGCCTGGGATCTCGTCGATGAACAGCGTCGAGGTGCCGAACGCACCGAGGCTCATGTAGCACTCGAACACCTGCGAGGCGAAGTTGGCGGTCGGCGCATACCGCTGCCGGAACAGGATGTCTCGCAGGGAATCGCACCACCGCTGCACCGCCACATTCTCATCGAGCTCGGGGATGCCGGTATGCAATCCGTGCCACATCTGCGTTGCTGGTGTCAGCATCGAGTCCATCGCGGCAGAGAATCGGGGCAAGGCCCGCTGCGCCGTCGAGTCGAATATCTTCTCCGACCGCTTCTCGCCCGGTGTGCGCTGGCCGGTCATCTCGGCCATGGACGGCCAGACGCGCTCGGCAACTTCCTGCCAATGGGACTCCCATGTGCCACGAGCGCCCTTGAGCCGGTCGTAGCCTTGCAGGACGTCTTGTGCGCGTGAGTCCATCGTCACTCCCAAAGCAGGAAGTAGCCGTTCTCGAGCGCGAGATTGTCTCCGTTCTCGGCTACGAGGTTGCCAACAGGCTGGTCATCGCCCGTCCCGTCACGCCGCAGCGTCCGGTCGGCGGTGCGCTCCTGACTTCGCGGCCATGTGCGCATCAGAAGTTCGGGCTCGGGATGCGCAACGCCATGGCATAGACAGCGGTCGCGGTGGCGATGTTGCAGCGAATCTCACCCGCACCCAGCTCGAAGATGCCACCGCCAGCAGCCGTCAGGGTCGTATCGACGCCGACATCCTGCGCGGTGCCGTTCGGCCCCTTGCACTGGAGCTTGACCGTGCCGCCACCGAAGGTCGCCTCAACACGGAACTCGCCACGACCACCCGGCCATGCGAACCACGCGCCAGTCGCGCTGGCGTTCGATACGAGAACAATGCCTGTTGCCATGTCTATCTCCGATTAGGCCGCTACGGCCTTGATGACTGCGAACGTGATGACAGGCGTATCGGTCCCGGCTGATGGGACCGTGCCATTGTCGATGTTGCCGACCGAGATGGTGCATTGACCGGCGCTGACCGCGACCACCTGGACGTTGTAGTACTTGGCCGTCCCAGCCGTCAGGCCGGACTTGATGCTCGTCACCACCACGTCACCGGCCTCGATGGCGCTGTTCGTCAGCACGAACTGGTCAGCCTCGTGACCGGAGATCGACGCAGCAAAGAGCGTGATTTGCCCGCAGATGGCGTTCAACGTCACGCCGGTTGTGCGTGAGGTCGCCTGCGTGACCGCACCACCCGCGCCGGTCGCGTACCCCACGCCGCCAGAGGCCGAGGTCGAGCGAATGGAACTCGCCGCCGTCACCGCACCAGCCTTGGTCACTTGGAACCGGGCAGCACCGCCGACGAGCAGGTTGAGCAGGAACGACCCTGCGGCAGAAGCCGTGTCGGTGACATCGAGCTTGATGGCCGAGAAGGTCGTTGCGACGTTGTTCCAGACGTTCACCAAGTCCCCGACCGCAGCACCGGCCAGCGCCTTTGCGGTGACCTTCTTGGTCTCGCCTGCGCCAACATCGACGATCGGCAAGACATCGACCGGCGAGTCGAGGTCACCCTGCGCTAGCGAGCTGAACTGCGTGATCTTCTTCGTCGCCATTACATGCCGCCGCCCAGCAGTCGGGTCGTAGCGACGCCGCCCATCTGCTGGGTCTCAGGCGTGGACATCATTGTGGCAGCACGCCCGCGCCGCCGACGCAGCCGGGTGGACTCAATCTCGCGCTGCTTTGCCACATCGATCTCGGGAGCAGGCGGGGGCGGCTCGATCTTCGGCATCTTGGGCTTGAACAGACCGGACATGACGCACCTCGTGGCAGACTTTGGCGCGAGTCTAGCCGAACACTGAGTAATCTGCTACAGCCACCCCCGGACCAGCCCGCCGCACCGTCCCACGGAACGGTCTACGACCCTTGGCGAGATACCGCAGAGCATCGGCGTAGTGACTCGTCCAGTCGTGGAGTGGCCTGTCCTTGAACCGCTGCAGCCGGTCGTCGTATTCGCGCCGGTACTGCCGGACGGCATCCATCGCCCGGGTCATGCGAGCCGCTGCGTCCTCGGCAGTCTCGCCGGGGAACGGGTCGGGAGCCTTGTTCCACTCGACCACCGGCAGCATCTGGCGCACCGCCTGGATGCCATCGTCCACCGAGTCAGCCTCAAGCACCCGAGGCTTGAGCCCATATCCCGCCGCTGTTTCGAGCCGGGACTTGCCAGACCCCCACTCCTTCACCGCCCCGTCGTGCGGCCAGATGTGATCGGCATACACATAGTCCATGGCGAGGAGCTTCTTCGCGTACCACTCGAGCCCGACGCCGGAGCCTTCCAGCACGTTGATGATGCGCACCTTGTGGCCGACGAGCTGGTAGAACCAGATGACCGTCGAATCGCCGATGCCGATGTCCCATGCCGTCCCGACCGGCTGGCCGACGATATGCGGGAACTCGCCAGATCTGCCGCCCTGCTCCGCCTTGAGGATGGCATCGCCGTAGTACGCACCGGGAATGTCGGCATCGAAGTCGCAGTAATACTCCTGCCGGATGATGGCCTCGGCTTCCTTCTCACCGCGCTCGACCCGCAGCTCCTTGCGCTCTCGGTCGATGATGTCCTTCGAGATCGCCTTGGTGTCCTCGACCGTCA